TCCGCGTGGCGAGGTGAACGCGGCCGTTGATGAGCTGGCTCGCCGGTATCGGATTCGGTTGGCGTTCTGTGACCCGCGGGATTGGCAGTCGGAGATCGGCGACTGGGCGTTGCGTTACGGCGAGGAGATCTTCCTTGAGTGGGCCACGTACCGGGTGACTCAGATGCATGACGCGTTGAACCGCTACATCACTGACCTGGCGTCGGGTCGGCTGACTCACGACGACTGCGAGTTGACCCGGTTTGCCGCTGGTAACGCGCGGAAGATCGCGAAGCCGGGTGAGCGGTACATCCTCGGCAAGCCGTCCGACTACCAGAAGATTGACCCGGTTATGGCTGACGTCCTTGCCGTCGAGGCCGCGGCGACCGCGCGTGAGGCCGGTTGGGACCCGAATTCGAGACCACTGATCTACATGTCGTCGATGACTTCCAGGAGGTGATCCGCTTGCCGATCACGCCAGAGCAGGCAGCGCAGATCACCACGAGGCTGGCCGACGAGCTGGCCGGCCGCCACGCCAACATCAAGGAGAACCTGGACTATTTCAAGGGCGACTGTGGGAAGCTGCGGTTCGCCTCGGACGAGTTCAACGAGCACTTCAACAAGCGTTTCGAGGGGTTCGCCGACAACTGGTGCAAGCCGGTGATTGTCGCTCCGGCGGAGCGCATCAAGTTGAAGGGCATTCGGCTCGACGGGCAGGGCGAGGCTGATGCGGACCTGAAGCGCGTGATGCAGGTCAACGAGTACGAGACGGGGTTTTCTGAGGCTCTCGTGTTGACGTTGGCCGCGAAGCGTTCGCTCGCGTTGGTGTGGGGCAACGATGACGACCCGGACACGCCCGAGGTGACGTTTGAGCACCCCGAGCAGGCGATCGTGGCCTACGAGCCGGGTTCTCGTCGGCGCAAGTACGGGTTGAAGATGTGGTCGGACGCCGACGAGGGCTACGACTACGCGACCTTGTACACGCCCGATGAGGTGTGGAAGTTCCAGAAGCGCGCCTCGGCGAAGACCATTCAGCTCCCGTCGGGGGTGACGTTCGGCGGCTGGGAGGCCCGGTTTGTTGCCACTGACGACACGTGGCCGCTGAAGAACCCGCTCGGTGTGGTGCCGCTAGTTGAGCTGCCGAATCAGTCGTTGCTGAAGCCGGAGCCGATGTCGGATCTGGGCGGCGTGAAGAAGATGCAGGACGCCATCAACTTGGCGTGGGCGTACCTGTTCAACGACCTGGACTTCATGTCGTTGCCTCAGCGGATGCTGTTGGGCGGCGAGATCCCCGAGGTGCCGATCCTTGACGCCAATGGTCAAGACACTGGCCAGCGGCGAAAGTTGGACATGAAAGAGTTGATGGCCGAGCGCATCCTGTGGGTGCCGTCGAAGCCGGGCTCGGATGTGAAGTCGGGCGAGTGGACGGCCGCCGCCGGCGACTCGTTCCTTCAGGTGATCAACCAAGCGGTTGAGCATGTCGCGGCGCAGACCCGGACGCCTCCGCACTATCTGATCGCCAAGATGGTGAACACTGCGGCGGAGGCGTTGACGGTCGCCGAAGCCGGTTTGGTGTCCCGCACCGATGAGCGGATCACCTACATCACGCCGGGGGTTCGGGAGATCTTCCGCCTGATCTGCCTGGCGCAGGGCGACGAGGGCCGCGCGGACGCGGTGCGCTCGGGCACGCTGCTGTGGGGTGACATCCAGTACCGCTCGGAGGCTCAGCGCGCCGATGCGCTGATGAAGAAGCGTCAGATGGGCTACCCGCTGGAGTACCTGCTTGAGCTGGACGGCGTGGACCCGCTGGACATCCCGCGGATCATGGAGATGGTCGAGCGGGAGAAGAAGGACGCCCAACTGGAGGAAGTGACCCGCGCGCTGGCGATGCGGGATGCGATGGGCGAACCGCAGGAGTCGGACGGCGAAGAAGATGCTGCCGGGGACTCTGACGAGCGTTGACGAGCACTATCGCGCCATGCAGGCCGTGCAGGCCGGGGCGATGCTGTCGATGCGGCGACTGTGGAAGTCGGTGGACCCGGACTCGATCGCGGCGTCATGGGCGGCTAACTCGCTGATGGCCGTCACCGTGTTCACGGGGTTTCAGCGGCAGGCTGCGGAGCGCGGATCGGGCTACATCGGGGAGGCGCTCGCCGAGCAGGGGATCGATGTCGACCCGGTGGGCGACGTCAACCCGGAGGCGTTCGTGGGGTGGGCGTCGGATGGCCGGCCGTTGTCTGGCCTGCTGTTTTCGCCGGCGGCCACGGCGATGAAGCGTATCCGGGAGGGGTTCGCTCCGGCGGATGCGCTGCGGTCGGCGCAGCACGCGCTCGACACGATCGTGCGCACGCAGATCGCGGACACTGGCCGGGGCGCGGCGAGTGTGGGCGTCACGGCCCGGCAGAGGGTCGGGTATGTGCGGATGCTCAACCCGCCGTCGTGTGTGCTGTGCATCCAGCAGGCGGGCCGCTACTTCCGCTACAACGCCGGGTTCGCCCGGCACCCGAGCTGCGACTGTGTGCACGTGCCGACGACGCAGGCGCAGTCGTCGGATCTGACGACGGACCCGCACGCGTATTTCGGTTCGCTGGATCAGGCCCAGCAGAACCAACTTCTCGGGGTGCGGGATGCGCGGGCCGTCCGCGATGGCGCGGACTTCAACCAAGTGGTGAACGCGCGCCGTGGCGCGACCGGGTTCGGCACCACCACATCGGGAGCTTCCCGGACGGGCGTCCGGTTAATGCCCGACACGATCTACCGCCTTGCCTCGACCCGCGAGGAGGCGGTGAGCCTGCTTCGCAGGCACGGATACATCGTCTGACGCCGCGAGGGCGTCAGCGGAGAGACTCTCGCGAGGAGAGAACATGTCCATCACCCGCGTTTCTGACGCCCTTGTTCACCCGCACACTGGCGAGCCGATCGTTCCGGTTGGGTTCCGTCGTGATGGCCGGCCGATTTGGCCGATCATGGGTGCTTCCGAGGATGACGCCGCCGGCGCTGATCAGGCCGACGACGACTCGGAGGGCGAGGAAGCCGACTCCGAGGGCGACGCCGAGGGCGAGTCCGAGGAGGAAGTCGATTGGAAGGCCAAGTTCGAGGCCCAGCAGAAGGTAAACCGGAAGCTGGAGCGGCGGACGAAGCAAGACAAGGCCCTGATCGACAAGTTGAAGGCCGACCAGTCCGAGAAGGAAAAGGACGAGTCGGACGTCGAGAAGATCCGCGCCGAGGCGTACGCCGAGGCGAAACGGGAGGCGCTGAAAGAGCGCGTGCTAGACAAGATCGAGGCCAAGGCGTCGAAGTTCGTCGACCCCGAGGATGCTGCGGCGATTCTGTTGCGGCGTCACAACGTGGACGAGTTCATTGACGACGACTCGATCGATGTCGAGGCGATCGTCGATGCGCTCGACGATCTCGCCGAGAACAAGCCCCACCTCGTCAATGGCGCGAAAGGCGGCCGGAGGTTCGGTGGCAGCGCGGATGGCGGTGCTCGCACCACGAAGCCGAAGCGCGCCGGCTCACTCGAAGAAGCGGTGAGCCAGAAGTACACCAAATGATCCGAATCCTGATTGGAGCTGACTGATGGCTATCACTTTGGCGATGGCTAAGGTCAACGCGCAGGATGACGTCGACTTCACCGTCATTGACGAGTTCCGCAAGTCGTCCTTCCTGCTGAATGCGCTGACCTTCGACGACTGTGTGTCGCCGGGCACGAACGGTGCCACCCTGACCTACGGGTACACGCGGCACACCACTGAGCGCGGCGCTAGCTCGCGTCAGATCAACACCGAGTACACGCCCGATGAGGCGCAGCGCCAGCGGTACACGGTGGACCTCGTTCCCTTCGGTGGTGCGTTCAGCATCGACCGTGTGATCGCGAACCTCGGTAACGCGGCCACCAACGAGGTCACCTACCAGATGCAGCAGCTCGTGAAGGCTGCTGTGGCGAAGTTCCACGACGAGTCGATCAACGGCACGGCGGCGGACTTCTCTCAGTCCGCCCCGGGCTTCGACGGCCTGGCGAACCTGCTGTCCGGTGGACCGACCGAGAAGACGGCCGAGCAGGCGTGGGACGCCGACTCAATCGGCGTGAACAGCTCCGCCGCTGCCCACAAGGCGTTGGACGAGCTGGACGAGTGGATGGACACCCTGGACGGCACTCCCGACGTGCTGATTTCGGGTGACAAGGGCATCGCCCGTCTGCGGTCGCTGGCTCGGCGCGCCGAGTACTACGCCCGCGAGCGGGACGAATTTGGCCGTGAGGTTGAGACGTACCGGGGTATCCCGTTCGTCAACCTGCGGGAGAAGCCGGGCAGCTCGTCCCCGATCATCGGCACCGCGAACGGCTCGACGGACCTTTACGCGGTTCGGTTCGGCCTGGACGCGCTGCACGGTGTTTCGGTCGCTGGCAGCAACCTGGTGCGGACTTGGCTGCCGGACTTCTCCACCGCCGAGGCGGTCAAGAAGGGCGAGGTTGAGCTTGGCCCGGTCGCTGTCGTGCTGAAGCGTTCCCGCGCTGCGGGCGTGCTGCACGTTCAGGTGGAGCCTGAGGCCAGCTCGTCCGCTGGCTGATCCGCGTAATCCCTGACGCCCTGGAGGTGTGGCATGTCGTTGAGTCCTCTTGCTACGGTCGCCGACCTCCAGGCGAAGGGGGTCACGGGTGATGGGGTCAAGCTCAAGTCGTTCCTGGACGCCGCTTCGGCGGCGGTTCGGGCGGCGGCCGGGCACCCCATCACCCGTGGCACGTGGACGATCGCTGTCCCCGGCTCCACGTCGGAGTGGCTGGCGCTGCCGATCCAACCGGTGGTGTCGGTCGAGAAGGTGGAGCTGGACGGCGAGGAAATAACCGACTGGAAGTTCATCAGCAGCGAGGGCAGCTTGTGGCGTCGCCGCAGCTGGGCTACCTGCGAGCCAGTCGAGTGGATGGTGACGTTCGAGGCGGG